CACGTTCCTGCTTGCATTCATCATTTATCATATTACCCGCAGGAGCTTGTTGCCACGTTTGGGAGAGTACGCAGGGGATATTCATTTTAATGGTTACAAGCAATTGTCACGCAAGGAACGGAGAGCTATGTTGGGAGCTGTATTTGCAGGCTTGCTGTATATTGCCATTATTCTGTGGGCTACATTCTCTTCATGGGGGATATTGCGGAGTGTCAATGGTGGGTTGATTCGTTCTCCGTTTATAGTTGGTATTCTGTTTTTGCTTTCGTTTGGAATAGGTTTGATGGGGATGGTCTATGGTTTTGCCTCCGGCCGATACCGTACGGACGGTGATGTGATAGAAGGACTTACGCAGCCGATGAAACTGCTGGGCGTTTATTTTGTGATAGCTTTCTTTGCCTCACAGATGTTTGCTTGTTTTGAATATTCCCACTTGGACAAGTGCATTGCCATTTTAGGCGCTAATCTGCTGTCCTCCGCCTCTTTGAGTAGTTTATGGATATTGATTCTCTTCATTCTTTTTACGGCGCTGGTCAATCTCTTTATGGTATCTGCCACAGCTAAATGGGCTTTTATGTCTTTCATTTTTGTTCCGGTATTGGCAAGTATGGGCATTTCGCCGGATATGACCCAATGTGCGTTTCGTATAGGTGACAGTGCAACAAATGCCATAACACCTTTTATGTTCTACATGCCACTTGTCTTGACCTATATGCAGCAATATGATAGGCAATCCACTTATGGTTCACTGCTGAAGTATACTTGGAGATATTCTTTAGTCATTCTATTGGCATGGACCACCTTATTTGTACTTTGGTACATCAGCGGTTTGCCATTAGGACTGTAATGTCATAACCGATGAACAGCCCGCTTTCGATAACCCCGGTAATGGCTTTCAGTTTCTGTTCCAAATCAGGAACAATGTTGCTGAGATGAATGTCAAGAATGAAATTACCGTTTTCGGTAAATACCGGACCGTCTTTTCCTTCTGCAAGACGTAGGCTGATTTTTGAAGCTCCCAATAAGCGTATCTCGTTTTCCACATGGGAGAGAGCATGTGGAAACACTTCTACCGGTATGGGGTATTTGCTCCCCAGTTTGCTGACAAGCTTGCTCTCATCGACAATGATGTAAGTCTTGCCACTGCTTTTAATTAGGAGTTTCTCCTTAAACATGGCTCCGCCACGTCCTTTGATGAGGTTATTATGCGGATCCACTTCGTCTGCACCGTCGAATGTCCAATCCGGACGCTTATTCCACAGAGTAGTTTGCGGCAGGCCAAGCTGTATACATGTCATCGAAATTTCGGCAGATGCCGGAATGATTTCTATATGCAGAGATTCTTGTTTAACTCGCTGAGCTAATGCAAACAAAGTGAGATAAACGGTAGAGCCGGAGCCTGCTCCTATGGCATCACCGTCTTTGGCCAGTCCGGCAATTTCCTGGGCTACCAATTCCTTACTCGCCTTATTGCTGATTTTATTTGACCATTGCAATTCTTGTATCAACTGATTTTCCCATTCCATCTCTTTAAAATTTAGCTGTTATTACTCTTTCATTCATTTTCGGGTCAATGCTACTTTTCCTACTTGAATATTCTTCCATATTTTTACTTTTTATAATTAGTAACATTGATAATTTGCAAAATGTTTTAATACATCTGTATATAAATACCGTGTATCTTGTTTGTAAAGGTAACTAATCATTACTTTTTATGTAGCAAATGAGCCTTTTATACATAGGTAACGAAAAAAGGTGATACAAAAATTTGCAATATTCGTAAAAAAGCGTACCTTTGCACCGCAATTAAGGCTGGTTCCGTAGCTCAGCTGGATAGAGCAACGCCCTTCTAAGGCGTGGGTCTTGCGTTCGAATCGCAACGGAATCACAAGGAAAAATGCTAATAGGTTCATTGACAACTTGTTAGCATTTTCTTTTTATGATAGTTGCACAACATTTGCACAACTTNCGTTCGAATCGCAACGGAATCACAACGATAAGGCAAGTAGTCGATAAAAAGGCTGCTTGCCTTTCGTCGTTTAGCTGGGTATCAACGATTTACTACCTTGCCAATTTCGACAGAATTTGTGCAAAAAGTAGGTAACATAGCAGAAACACAGCTTTCCGTAGTTCCACTTTTCCGGTGGGTAGAAATAATTTAGAAAACAAAAATGAGTACGGTAAGAGTCATCCAGAACAAGCAGAGATTGNGCGAATAGGGAAAGAAAAAGCCGGGAAATAATTCCGGCTATATTGTTGTTTTAACCCCACCGCTGATTTTAGGAGATGGGTCGTATTCTGCTTTTTGTCTTCGTTTCTCGTCCTCGTCTTTGAGGTACTTGTTCCTTATCTCTTTGATGTCATTCGTCATTTNCTTTTATCTCGGTAAGGAAAAGTTAATGCTTCCTTGCAAAGTGTCTGTACCTGTTGCTAAGTTTGATGAGAAAAGCGGACTCCTCNGGTTAGAAAGTCAATCATAATCTTATGTGTCTAATTTGTTATTTTAGCCATTTTGCAACTCCACCATGATGTGAACATGTTCCTCTACGGCTTTTGCTAAAACTATATGTTCCATCTCTACATAAAGCTGTTGCTCCAGGAGGCGCGGAATTATAATAAGTTGGAGATTGTACTCTTTCTCCCTTTGAATTTGTATAATATTTAATAGACGTACTGTTATTGTATGTAGTAGTACATTCTATTTTTTCTTTTGAAAGGTATTTAGTCGAAACATATCCTATGTATCCATTATAGTTTATCGGAATCCATTTACATTCACAGTCTTCATCTATGGTAACTTGAGTGCCTTTAGGTATTTGAGTAATAATAGCAGAGGTCGTATTAGGAGCCTCTCTCAAATTTAGATTTGCCATAACATATCTTATGGTATCTTGCTGAGTGGAAAGTTGGGCATTTAACAAGCAAGGAAATAAGAAAGAAAAAAATAGTATTATTCCTCTTTTCATAATCTTAGATATTTAGTTTGTTATTTTCTCCTAGAAGGAGCTCTTCTTGTATGTGGCTTAACATAAGTTCCATCCTTTCGATAGTATCCTTTAACTTGGACAGTACCACCAGTTGATGTTGGCTTATACTTATATTTTGTTGAATTACTAAGTGCATGATTAGAATGCGAATATTTATAAGTAGATGTTTCAGAATCAAAATTCCAATCAGATAAAGAACGAATTTTCTTTTCTGATAGGAATCTTGTTTTATATACATAACCTCTTTTGTTACCGTATTTAGCTCTTCTGTATTTCTTGTATTTTCCTGTTGAAATTAAGTTTTTGCCAACAGGTACTTCTATATATGTCGAGTTAGTATTTGGCGATGCGTATAACTTTACAGGACCTGCGGTTTCACATAAAAAATAATTGGTTGTACAACTACCGAATATTAGTATGAAAAATAGTAGTATTAATAATTTTTTCATGACTTTTATAATTTAGATTGTTCTTGAGATTTCTTATACAGTTTTTGGGCTTTTTCAAGTCTTGTAATATACTCCATTACGTCATATTGAACGAAAGCCCATTTCCCGTCTTCGTATCTAATACTTTCATTGGTTTCAAGTGCTTGCATCACTTGATTGTATAATGATGAATCTTCTTCAATTATTCTTCCGGCTCTACGTTCATTTTCTTTCATAAATACGCTTATGGCTATCTTGATGATTCTGACTTCATTATCATAATCTTTCTTTTTCCGATAGAGAATCATTAGTCTATCATAGGGATGTGTTGCTGGAAGTTGTGGTATGATAGCTTTTTCATATACAGCTATAGCTTCATTTATCATACCTTCCTTTTCTAAATCTATGCCCAATTTAATTAATCTTGAACTTTCATTCTGTATTTCTCGTTGAGATGCTTCTTCAAATTCTTCTTCCTGTTTTTGTTGAAGTCTTTCAAAGCGAGATTTTTCCAAATGGTTTAGTTTATATTCGAGTTCATCTTCATCTTTACATAAAACTTCTCTCGCTTTAATCCCACTTGTTTCTCCTACAATACCAGCACATTCCAGTTGGTCCATAATACGCCCTGCTCTATTATAGCCTATAGCGAATTTACGTTGAATTAATGAAGTGGAACCTTGTTGGTGGATAACAACTAATCGAGCTGCATCTTCAAATAGTGGGTCAAGCCTTGTCATGTCAACCTTTTCTACAGAGGGGTACTCTATTTTTTCTTCATCTTCCTCCGTTATGAATTCCTCTTCTTTTTCTTCTGTGTCTATAATTGCCCTGTTTATAGGCGTTTCTACAACTTTGGCATTATTACCGTTGTCAACCTCATTATTGCTTTGAACTGTTTCCTTCTTTTCAACCGACGATAGATGCAATGCAAATCCTATTATAATAAGAAATATAGATACAGAGAAGTGCACACCGCAAATCGGCAATATGATTGCAAGCGCATAGCATATCGCCGAGAAAAGACATCCTGTGTAATTTTTAATCTCATATCCAGAATCAATATTGCTTGATTGCATTCTACGATTAGATATACCATTACTACTGACTTTTGTTCTTGAGTAAATTCCGGTTCCCGGTATTCCGGTTGTTACATAAGTGCCACGCTTCCCAAAGTTAACTTTTGCTCCACGTGGACCAACTGACCAGCTTGTACCGGATTTGCTAATATTCATGTGCACTCCGGGAAGTATCTTAATTCTTTTTCTGAAATATAGTCCCATAGTATTTAGATTTCATCTACAATAATATATCACTTACAATATGTTGTTTAACTATCCATAAGCTCCTAACCTGAGCAATTTCTATATCGAAGTCATCAAACTCTTTTTCATTTATTGAATGAGCTATCCAGTATTTTCGAGATACTTCTTGGTCTTTATATCTGCGAATAACTTTAATGTGACCGTGATAATCTCCGGTAATTTCATCTTCAACAACTACTCCGAAAATATTCCCAAATGGAATTGCATTTGGATTATTACGAGGAAGAGTGTATTTTTTGAGTGCAACCCAGCATCCGGCAGGAAGCGCAGGCGTCATTGAATTTCCTACAATTTGGGCAACTCCTTCGCAATCTTTACAATCGGGAAGATACCAATAACGGGTAATATCTTCTGTTTTGCTTATCAATTCTGCCTGACCGGCGGCAAACTTGAAAGTTACTTCTGGAAGAAGATGAAATCCTTTCTCCATAGCTTCTTTATACTCCTTTTCGGAAGTTACAGCTATCCCGTTTGAAGCAGGAATATTGATTGTTTCGCTCAAGGCGTTTTCTTCCTTTAGTGGTGTTCCTCTTCCGGTGAGAATGTATTCTGGATTCGCATTCTCATAATACGAACAAAATGGAGCTATTATTTTAGTAGAAACTTCTCCTGTTTCCCCAGTTCTAAGTTTTGACATCATATTTTTTGTGATGCTTGGAATGGTAGTATACACTTTATAGTCATTTAAGCCAAGCTTTTCCATTACCGCATAAAATCTATCTTTAATAGTTTCCATAGTTCTTGATGGTATCATAAAAGATACTTATATTTGTGCTGGAATCAAGTTGCGGATGATACCAACTAAATTGTTTAACTGTTCCCGCAAGGGATTATATAGGCGACTTCACTTCAAACCGCAACTTTGGAGTTGGTCGCTTTACTTATTATTATGGAAAAGAATATTCCCGAAGGTTTTTCTACAGAATTCTTAGACAGCGATGAAGGTAAGGAGTTGTATTCTCAAATACAATCATCAATGACGGATTACCACTTCGTTACTTCACGTTCACTAAAGCGATCCTATTTAATAATTCAAGGAATCCTTCTATTTTGTCGGTGTGTTTCACGCCAGATAAAAGCTTGAGAATGTCATTCTTTCCATTTTTTGTTATAGTTATAGATTTAGGATTTGCTATACATTCAAGTAATCCTTTTACTACCACATTGCAAGTCGTTATATCAGAGAATTGTGATGTATGGAATAAGCATGCAACTCCATGATATAAAAATCTGTATTCTAATCCCAATGGGTCTTTTCCTAATAATAAATAATGATATATCATCCAGTTGGTGTTTTCAGAAACAGCCATGTTTTTTTGTACCATGAATGATGCTCCAGTTGATATTTCATCAATCTTATCTCTTGTGTTTTTTATGTCAATTATCGTATATATATTCCATCCTATCAAAATTGTAACAAGTAATGATAGAACACCAACCAATACGCCTTGATAGTCAAATCCTAACTCTGCCTTGTGAGGGCAAGAAATACATAATGCAATAATGCTTATCGCTATCGCAATTCCACTCAATACTAAAGCCCAATTTTCTTTCTTCATATTATAATAAGGTATAAACCGCTCTAATAGTTAAATAATGTTTGTTGCTATCTAAAAAGATACTATTTGTTTTGATGGTATCTTTTTAGATAGTATATTTGCATCATCAATCAATCACGTAGCAAAGATAAACTAAATGATTGACGATACAAATAGTATAAACATATTAAATCACACGATTATGAGCACGAAGAGTTTTTTACATGAAGTTATGAGCCTTGCATGGCAGTTCGTTCGCAAGAACGGTTTCACGATGTCAGAAGCATTAAAATGCGCTTGGGCTAACATGAAATTGAAATTGCAGATGAAAAGCAAGATTGTGAAATTCTATTTTCAAAAGGTGGATGGTTCTGTGAGAGAAACCTACGGTACACTAAATGAAAAGCTGATGCCTGCCATTGCTGGTACTGACAACAGAAAGAAGAACGACACCGTTCAAACTTACTATGATACTGAACGCCAAGAGTTCAGATGCTATAAAAAGGCTAACCTTTTAAAAATCGCCTGATATGAGAAACTATAGAGTATGTGACAGTGTAGAAGCCTACGGGCTTGAAAAGGCTTTGGATAAGGCTTGTATAGACCTTGATAGAGTTGATAAGATGTCTGACACAGAGGCTTGTGCTTTCTGTAATACCGATACCAAAGAAGAGGCCTTAGAGGTTATTCAAGAAGAGATTGATTACATAGAGTTTCAACTTGATAGAATGGCAGTATGATAGAGGTATTGATAGTATTAGGCTGCTTGTATGCAAGTTATAGGCTTTTCAGAAAGCCGGGCGAGAAGTTCTTTTATGATGATTAATCACACGATTATATCACGCACGACAGCCCTATTGACAGCTAAAGACTGGCATCCGATAGCGAGAATCGGGTAGGGTACTATTGATTGGTTCTTTGATAAGTCTGTGAAAGCAATTACGGTGTAATTCATAAGCCGTTTTTGCCAACCAAAGATAACGAACGCACATAAGCAAGTTGGGGCTTGCGAGCTGTGCAATGTTTAACAATTAATAGATGTGTAACCATAGTCTTTGAGGTGTAAGTAATGACGGATTAGGTGACCGACACGCACATCGACAATATAGCCCTATTGACAGCTAAAGACTGGCATCCGATAGCGAGAATCGGGTAGGGTACACAACCGCAGCAAAGGTTAGTGCTACTACCGTACTAAAAGCCACGGGCAAAGCGAAGTGCGCACCGCTTTACCTCATCCTTGTACGGGCGGTAAAATTTAAAATCACACGATTATGGGAAAAAGTATGTATAAATCACGTATGCCATATATAGGTATGCCGGTTAAGTGTAAACATCCCGGATGGGAAAGCAAGATTGGGGCGATTTGCGCCATCAATGGGGATAAAGTAATGGTAGAGTTCGGAAAGCACGATTTTGTAGAATTCTATAGTGATGAACTGGTTGCAATGACGATGTTATGAAGATAATTATGTTCTCTTTTTCGTTGCTTGTACTGCTTTGTATGACAATGATATTATGTAATTCCATAATAAAGGATGGCCCTTTGTACATGACGGGAATCGTGTTGACATCTGCAATGTTTATTTTGTCTGTTATACTTGCAGTGATAACCGGCATGGAGTTACATGAAAAGTGTTAGTATAAACTGTTTTGTCGTGTTTTATTTTGTGTTTGTACTGGGTGTGCCGTCTGTGAAGATAGCGCACCTTTCTTATTGGGGCGTTCGGTGTAATGGTTAACACACCTCATTGGAGGAGACTGGCGGTTCGAGTCCGTCAACGCCCACCAATCATTCTAATATAACATTTATGGAAAAGGTAGAAAGTAAAGAGAAAATGAGAAACATGAAGAGAGGAGCCACGATAGAGCTGCCTATATCTTCACTTGAGACAATCCGCAACAACGTATCACTTCTAAATGCCAAGCATCTTCTTGAGGGTAAAAAATGGGCTTCAAAGTCTTATCCGAAAAAAGGTATTGTCGTTGTAAAAAGGGAGTCATAGTCATCTAACTCACACGATTATGGAACGGGTATTCACAGAACTCACCCCTGAATGCGAAATTACAGCACGAATGTATGCACAGGGGTATGAGAAAAAGGAAATTGCCAATTTCAAATGCCGGGCGGTTAGCACGATTAATAACCAGTTACAAAAGGCTTTTGAAATATTGCATGTACGGAATGGGAGAGAACTTGCAACAATGCTTTATGAACGGATAGCCGGTGTGAGGCTCACGATGGATTTTTCGCCTATAGTCCGTGTGTCCGTCGCATGTTGCTTACTGTGCATATTTTCTTTGTCACTTTACCACGAACAAGGTGATATGAGGAGGTTACGAAGATTTAGAATTGAACATATGGAAAGGGTAAGAGAATGAACATGGAGGATATTTTAAATAGTGGTGCCAATGTTACTTTGACAATAAAGTCCACTGATTTGAAAGAGTTCGCAGAACATCTTGTAAAAAAGACTGTGAGAAGTATTAGAGACTCTTTCATCAGACCGGAAGAGGATTACTTGACCATTAAAGAGGCAAGTCAGATTCTACATACCGATAAGTCAACCTTATGGAGATGGCATAAAATTGGATATTTGTGCAGGTTGGAAATAGGAGGTAAGAGATTGTACCGAAAAAGTGATGTAGATGCTATTCTACAGAAAGAGAATAATTAACCCTTTAAATTTTACGATTATGAGTCTTATCAAAAAATCAAATGAATTAGTAATCCCTACCACAGTGAAAATGATGATTTACGGCCAGGCTGGTATGGGAAAATCAACAGTGGCATTGAGCGCACCGAAACCGTTATTATTGGATTTCGATAATGGCGTTAAGCGTATGAATATGGCACATTTGGAAAACATAGACACAGTACAGGTCACTTCTTGGAGTGATGTTCAACAGGTCTTGCAGGAAGATTTGTCAGCTTATCAGACAATCGTAGTTGATACCATTGGCAAGATGATGGATTTCATCATTGCTTATAAATGTGGTAACCGCCAACCGTCTATCCGGGATTGGAGTGGTATCAATGCTGAATTTTCTTGGATGACAAGAACACTCTCAAGTCTGAACAAGCACATCATTTTCGTTGCCCATCGTGACACAAGAAAAGAAGGTGATGATACGGTGTTCATTCCTGCCTTACGTGAAAAATCCTACAACTCCATCGTTACCGAACTGGATTTGCTCGGTTATCTTGAAATGAAAAGCGAAAGAGGCGTTCAAAGACGTACTATCACTTTCGATCCGACATCAAGGAATGACGGAAAGAATACCTGCAATCTTCCTTCAGTGATGGAAGTGCCGACTATCCTTGATAGGAACGGTAATCCAACTGCCAAGAACGACTTTATCGCCTCGAAGATTATTAACTCTTACCTTGGGATGCTCGCCGCCAAGAAAGAAGCACAGGAGAAATACGATAAGGTGATGGAGGAAATCAAAGAGCAGGTTGAGCTGGTGACAGACGCAGAATCCATCAATGACTTGTTATCAAGGCTTGGTGAATTTCAACATATAGGTAGTTCGATGGTTGCGGCAAAAGTGCTTATTAATAATAAAGCAAAAGCATTAGGGCTTGTTCCCAATAAAGAGACAAAGACTTATGAAAAACCAGCAGCTTAATTACTGTATATATGCAACATTATTGGATGCCTATTGGGGATATCTGAATAGTGATGTAATTTGGGAAAAGTATTGGGGATGGAGCGAAAATCCTCCCCATACTCCCGAAGAATTTCACGAATTGCAGTTTCAAGAACTGATAGACCGTATCAATCGTAAACCTTTCGACAGTGAAGCGGCCGACAAGGGCACAGCCTTTAATGAGTTAGTGGACGCTCTTATAGAAAATCGCAAGCCGAACGGTATGGATGTAGAGCGAAACGAAGATAATACTTGCTATACGGTTGTTTACAATGACCGCACATTTGTTTTTCCCATTTCTCTTTGCCGAGAGTTCGCCGGTTACTTCAAAGGAGCATTAACCCAACAAAGAGTAGAAGCGATTCTTCCAACCGCATACGGCAATGTTTTGGTTTATGGGGTAATTGACGAACTGATGTCAGCCAGCGTCCACGACATCAAAACAACCGGAAGCTATACCGTAGGGAAGTTCAAAGACCACCATCAACATTTGGTTTATCCTTACGCTTTGATGAAGAACGGTTCGGATGTACGGACATTTGAGTACAACATTGTAGAGTTCAATAAAGGTGGTTTTGTGGTAGATACCTATACAGAAACATACGTTTTCAATCCAGAACGTGATATTCCTATTCTCACTAATCATTGTGAGGAATTTATCCGGTTTTTGGAAGAAAACAGAGAACTTATAACCGATAAAAAGATTTTTGGAGGAGAAAATTAATGGCAAACCAAATAACCGGACGGATAATCGAAATCGGACAAACCGTTCAAATACCATCCAAAAACGGTGGTTCCTCATTTACAAAACGGGAGTTTATCTTGGATGCTACCACTTACGACCCTTATACGGGAGAGCGTAGCGAGTATGAGAATGTTATTCCCTTAGAGTTTTCAGGCGATAAGTGTGCAGAACTCGACCGCTTTAATCAGGGTGATGTTGTTACTGTATCATTTGTCTTACAAGGGCGTTCTTGGACGAATCAGGACGGAGAATTCAAACGTATGGCGTCTATTCGGTGTTACAAAATAGATGCGCGTGGCGGTGTATCTCAATCCCAACAGACAACATCGATACAACAGCCAGCGCCACAACCGACTTATCAGCAACAGCCGCAGAATTTCCCGCCTCCGGTTGATGCTAATGGCAATGTAAAGGATGATTTGCCTTTTTAGCGTATGCTGTTCGACTTGAAGAATGAATATCAAATACCCAAGTTCAAGGAGTATGTAAACAAGCTGTTTAGTGAACGTGCGGTGGTGGAAGTGAAAAAGAAACTGCCCAACCGCACGCTTGCCCAAAACAGCTATTTGCATCTTCTTTTAGGGTATTTCGGTAGTGAGTACGGTTGCAGCCTTGACGAAGCCAAAATTGACTTCTATAAGAGGACTTGCAACCGTGATTTGTTTGAACGAAAGACGGTCAACAAGAAAGGCAATGAAGTAACCTATTTGCGTAGTTCTGCCGAACTGACAACAGGTGAAATGACCCTTTCGATTGACCGCTTTCGTAATTGGAGCGCATCAGTGGCAGGTATCTACTTACCTGCCGCCAATGAACATCAAATGCTGATATACGCCCAGCAGGAAATACAAAGAAATCAAGAATTTATTTAGTTATGATAGAAACAAGAAAAACAGAAATCCGGTATGTGACATCTGACCCGAAGAAGATGCTCAACATGTACCTTGCAAAACGTGTCCTCAAAACATGGGAGGAATCTTTTATTGATGAAGATACCGGTGAAACAGTAACCATTGAACGAAATGAAATTCTTTTCGACCGTGGTACGCTAATAGACCAAGACACTTTGGCGAAAATTCGTTTCAGTATGGAGGCCGACGGTATCAAGGAAGTGGAAGTCAGTAACCAGAACCGCTTGGCGTTCGAGAATGAAAACAAGTTCTTATATCCCTATCTTGCACAAGCACAAATAAGTGACAAGAAGTATAAGTTCTTGCTGTATGCCACTGGGCTAGAGAATGCTTGCCTTATCTTGAAAGACTACATCGAACTCAATTATCAGTTCGGATTCACCCTGACAATGATAAAGGAGTTCGATTCTTGCGTGATTCTTACTGACAACTTAAAAGAACGCAAGGTTGATGATGCTTCGCTTGCCTATCTCAAAAATGAAATCACTATGGCAGAATACGTTGATAAGATGGACGATGAGACGGAAGATAGCGACGAAGAATCTAAACCGAATGAAAAGAAATTCTACCAGATTGAGACGAAAATCACATTCACGGATGGGGAAAATGAAGACGAAAGGGTTCAGACTTTTGTCGTGAACACCTTCAACGTTGACAGAGCGATGATGCTTATTACCCACTATCTCAAAAACAAAGAGGAAGAATGTGAGAAACAAGCCAAAGAAAAGGGACATGAGTTCAAAAAGAGAGAAATTCACACGGCTATTGAATCAGCCAAACCTATTCCGGTCGGGCGGTTTATTCCGAAAGAGTTTTCAATGGCTTATATGGAATAACTTTGTTAACCAGCCTGCCATATCTTTATAGATAGAGCAGGCAAACACGGGTAAGTGTTGGGCAAAGAGATCAGTTGGGAATCTCGCTTATCTACTTGAGTTTAAATCTATATTCCCCGCCACAATAGAACGTTGGTATTGGTAAATCCAATATAGGGAACTCTATATTGGATTTGCCTTTGATAATGGTAAATTTATCCCATTCATTTTTTCCTGCATAAACAATGTATTTTCCATCATTTGTCCTTATTATATTATTGGGATCAACAACATTCATTGTTCCTTCATTTATACTATATGATATACAATGGCGATATAAGTTAGATCTTTCAGAGGCTTGCGCTACTAACCAATCATTGAATAACGCAGATTTGTTAGGCCTCATATACGTCCCAAGCAATCGCTTACTGTTACCTTGGAAATATAATTCTTTATTGGTTATACAATAAATAAATCCTATTAGTTTACCCTTATGTGTATTACAACAAAATCCTGTGTGAACACAGTGAGCGAGCCTGTCATAGTTTTCAATAGAAATATGATACGCTGTGTTTATAACAGATAGTATTTCTATTTTGTTTCGAGAATATAACTTTCTTAGAATTTCATCAAGTTCCATAATCTAATTTATTGGTTTAGGACAAAGATACTAAAAATATAATTTCATGTTGTTTAGATACAAAAAGAAATCAAAGCAAAACAAGCCTTTACCCTTGTTTGATAAAGCAGGGGTAACAGTAAAGAAGAAGCCGGATTTGAAAGCTAAACTCGACAAGGAGTTTTCCCTTTTCATCCGGCTTCGTGATTGTATGCCAAACGGTTCCTTCCGATGTATATCATGTGGACAGATAAAGCCGCTTACACAAGCGGACTGCGGGCACTATTTCAGTCGTACACATTTGACAACACGGTTTGATGAGAATAATTGCCATGCCGAATGCCGACACTGCAACAGATTCAAAGCTGATCATTTGGAAGGCTATCGGGTGAATCTAATTGCTAAAATCGGTCAACAGAAATTTGATTTGCTAAAAGTGAAAGCTGCCAGCACTTCCAAAATGACTGATTTTGAGTACGAACAGCTAATCAAGTATTACAAAGCACTTAATAAGAAGTTACGAAAGGAGAAAGGGTTATGAATGATTTGGAAGCAGGAACATTTGTCATGATGGTCAAGAATAATGATGGTTCATTCTCTCCGGTTGGATTAAGTAAGGAACAGGCTTATATAATCCGGACATTTCTTTCCAAACTTAGTGAGGATTCCCCTTTTATCATTAAATCAGAAGATAGATATGTACAAACTACGTGATTACCAACAGAAAGCCTCTGATGCTGCCGTTTCTTTCTTCAATAACAGGGCGAAGAAGACGAATGTTATCATGGTTCTGCCTACGGGGAGTGGAAAAAGTCTTATCATAGCGGATATAGCCGCAAGGCTTGACGGTCATACATTGGTTTTTCAGCCCTCAAAAGAAATTTTAGAACAAAACTTCAAGAAACTCTGCTCATACGGCATTCTTGATTGCAGCATCTATTCTGCATCCTTTAACTCAAAAGAAATAAGCCGGATAACATTTGCCACCATCGGCAGTGTGAAGAATCATCCTGAGCTGTTTACCCACTTCAAGAACATCATTGTTGATGAATGCCACCTTGTAAACCCTAAAGAGGGAATGTACAAGGATTTCTTTGATGCGGTAAAGTGCAAGGTTCTTGGCTTGACTGCAACACCATACCGTTTAAGCTCTAGCCGTGATTTCGGCTCTATGCTGAAATTCATCACCCGGACAAAGCCTCATGTCTTTTCAGAGGTCATTTACCATGTACAGGTATCAACCCTATTAGATTTGGGATATTTAGCAAAACTAAATTATTATCCAATGAATCCTTCGGGATGGAACGAACTCAATTTGAAAGTAAATACCACTGGTGCCGACTACACGGATAGGTCAGTTCAGAGAGAATATGAACGGATAGACTTTTACGGCTATCTCGTTCATATTGTCCAAAGGCTGATGAATCCCAAAGCCGGAGGAAAACGGAAAGGTATTTTGGTATTTACCCGTTTTCTGAAAGAAGCGGAGCGGCTTACCTGGTCTATACCCGGAGCCGCAATCGTTTCGGGTGACACCCCAAAAGGTGAGCGCGAAAGGATACTTGAAGCGTTCAAGGCTGGTGAAATTTCGGTAGTGGCGAATGTCGGGGTATTAACCACCGGCTTTGACTATCCGGAACTTGATACGGTAGTTATGGCACGTCCTACAATGTCACTTGCCATGTGGTATCAGATAGTCGGTCGTGCCATCCGCCCGCATCCTTCTAAAGAATGTGGATGGATTGTGGATTTATGCGGTAATATCAAACGTTTCGGAGAGGTATCGGACTTACGGTTGTTTGATAGCGGAAATGGGAAATGGGCTGTATTCTCTAACGGAAGGCAATTAACTAACGTGAGATTCTAAGACTATGGACGAAGGATTTTTGAGGCTAAGCCGCAAGTTTTTCTCGAATGAAATGTGGAAAGTAGCCCGTAAGTTTTCGGAATGCGAAGCGTGGCTCGACTTGATTCAGAGCGCACGATTTGAGGCAACCGACAAGGCGTACAGCGAACTTATCGGAGGTCGGGAAATCTCTTATACAAGAGGTCAATATCCAGCATCCGTATCGTTTTTGATGAAGCGTTGGCAATGGTCTGAAAAGAAAGTGCGCTATTTCCTTGCCAAACTTAAAAAAAGAGGTATGATAACGACTTGTAATAAACAAGGTATGACCGTAATTACTTTATGTAACTATGATGAATATAATCCGGTCAAGGGCAGGCAAAGAGACGTAGATAAGGGCATAGACAACAACAAAGAAATCAGCGGATTAAATCATGCTTTGGGCGAACTAAGGGCGGAGTTAAGGGCAACCACAGAAAAAATGGCTCAAAAAATAGAAGAATTGGGGCAAGCTAAGGGCAATAATAAAAAGAAAGATGAAGAAGATAATAATATTCCCCCCACACCCCCCAAGGGGGGAGGCAAGAAAAATAAGCCTAAAGAGATTAATTCAAAAGCCCGTTTGCTATTTGAACAGCATTTTAGGGAAACCTTCGGGGCTGACTACTACTGGACAGCCAAGGATGCCGGGGCTATGTCCCAGCTCTTGAATAAGCTCAAATTCCAAAGAGAACAAAAGAAAATGGACGTTTCCGATGATTCTCTGTTGTATGCCCTTCAATACCTTCTTTCCTCGGTCAAAGAGGGGTGGATATTTGATAATTTCAGCGTAACTAATATCAATTCTAAATTTAATGAAATCGTAGCACAAGCTAAAAATGGAAACAATCGGAAACCTGATACAAAACCAGACGAAAGTTCTGCCGGTATCAAATCAATTGTCTTCGGCAAACAGAGCTAACCATAAGCAATGGAGCAGGGAGCAGGCTGACATGTATTGGCGCAACCAACTCGTAGTTTCCATGAAATCCGTTTCCCCGGCCTTTACAGTTGATGACAGCAACCGCCAACTGCTGAAAGCCCTTTATCAATGGATATGGGGAATGCCGGGAATGCTTGATTTGGATAAGGGCTTGTTATTACATGGCCCTATCGGAGTTGGCAAGTCCACTTTGTTGAAAGGATTACAGAACTATGCAGCAAAAATTGCCCGTTATTGTATTGGCGGTGCGGATGCCGGATTGACCTTTCAGTTCACCAGTGCTGCCGAGATTGCCTTGCTGTTTGCCGAGAAAGGAATTGTCGGGTTAAACCAATACACAGACAGGTCATGTATGCACAATCTTGCCATTGACGAGGTGGGTCGGGAACCTATGGATGCCAAACACTTTGGTACGGGCATCAATGCCATTCAGACCGTCTTGCAACTGCGCTATGAGCAGAGATATTGTTTCTACACCCACATGACTACCAATCTGGACCCGGACAAGGAGTTTTCTCAACGGTATGGGGATTATATTGCCGACCGGGTGAAAGAGATGTTCAATGTAATTAAAATTGAAGGTGAAAGCCGAAGATAATAGCAAAGAAAAAAGATATACCACCTGCACCCGTCCGCTGCCGCCAATGCTCATACTCCAGAGATTTTGTAGGGAACTCTTGTCTATGCAAGGCCAAGGCCCATAGGGTGTGCGCATGTGACCGCTACGGCAGGATATGTGACAAATTTAAGAAGAAATAATTTTATGGACATAGAACTTGAAAAGAAAATAGAATTATTAGAGTGGCAGCGTGATAACGCACTGCGCCTGCGCTGCCCGTTGGTGGCAAAGAAGTACCAGCGAATGATTGATGAACTTGCAAGAAAAAGCAGAAACTATGAAACCAAAGAAAGATTTGATTAAAGCTGCCGAGGCTGATGGCAGCATAGACAGATTGAACAGCCTCCTTTCAGCCGCACACATACTGAACTGTGAAGCCAACATGCTGGTGGAGGAAGCAGCAGACCTGATGAGCGCCAAAGGGTTACTACTCGGAAACGTGAAAAGGCTTCATAACAATTTTGTCAAAAGCGCAGATTTGTACTTTCTGGAATTCTCCTCACTCGTAGAGACAGAGAAATCGAAGATGGATATGTTCAGGGACATGGACGACTTCGACGCCAAGTTCCGCGAGTGGGCAAAATTACCGTCTGATTGGAAACCTAAAGAAGTGAAACAATGAAATTATTGAAAGAAATAGCATAATGAAAGAATATATAGAATTTTTAAAAGACAAGATGGCCATCAGCCGTCAGACCGGGTTCGAGGTCAATCCGGATGAACTGACACCGTCGTTATATCCCCATGTGAAAGATACTGTTCGCTGGGCGGTGTCCGGTGGTTGCCGTGCGATATTCTCCAGTTTCGGTATGCAGAAAACCGTTACTCAGTTGGAGATACTTCGGGTAGTCCTGAAACACAAAGGCGGCAAAGGGCTGATAGTTTGTCCTAAACGTGTAGTGGTTGAGTTCCTTACACAAGCGGAACAACATCTGCACATGAAAGTGACCTATGTACGAACTATGGCTGATGTGATGATATGCCCGACTGACATCATGGTTACGAACTACGAGCGTGTGCGCGACGGTGAAGATGGTGTAAGAATAGAACCTTCCTCCTTCACCGCAACATCATTGGATGAAGCGAGCGTATTACGTGGTTTCGGTACCAAGACCTACCAGGAGTTCCTTCCCTTGTTTGCGGATGTTCCCTACCGCTTTGTCGCCACCGCCACGCCATCGCCCAATAGATACAAGGAGCTGATACATTATGCCGGTTATCTCGGTGTGATGGATACCGGGCAGGCGCTTACCCGTTTCTTTCAGCGTGACAGCACGAAGGCGAATAACCTTACCCTTTATCCGCACAAGGAGAAGGAGTTCTGGTTGTGGGTAAGTACATGGGCGTTGTTCCTCACCAGACCGTCCGACCTTGGTTACCCCGATACCGGATATGAATTGCCGGAACTGCGTGTACATGAAGAAGTGGTTAGTGTTGATAACTCCACTGCCGGAACCGACCGTGACGGACAAGTGAAGATGTTCCGTGAGGCTGCTCTCGGACTTGCCGACGCAGCGAAAGAACGTCGGGACAACATGCAGGAAAAGATTGCCCGTGTGGTGGAAATCATTAACCGTCCTGAAAACAAAGACGACCATTTCCTTTTATGGCATG